AGTAAATTATAATACCAGACCACTTCTCCAGAGATTTTTGAACGATCTACATAAATCAACTTCAATCGAAGATAAATCTTGGGACTTGTACATTGCCGATAATGATTCAAGCGATGATACTATTGAATGGTTGAGATTAAATGATGATCAATATAAAATTAATAGAATAGATTTAAATAAAAATATTGGATATTCAGCCGCAGCAAACAAACTTGCCGCAAGAGGATCAAGCAGCGTTATTGGCATACTCAATGCTGATGTATGGCTAAGTAATAATGATATAAAAAAAATATGTAAAATTTTTAATCAAGAATCAAACGTTCATATACTTGGTCCAAAACAAAGAGACGAATACGGAAACATTAAACACGCTGGAATAGTAGGCACAAACACCGCACCAACACATAGGGGGTGGAACCAAAGTGACCCACAAGATCTACTCTATAAAGATAGAGTGAACTGCGTAACAGTGTCTGGTTCAGCTTATTTTATTAGAAGAAGCGTTTGGAACGCATTAACCAAAAATGAACAATACCAACAAATGTTTCCTGGAATTAATGGAGCATTTTTGCCAACGCCTCATTATTATGAAGAAACTTGGTGTTCATATTTTGCTCGTCATTTAGGGTATAATGTAGTATATGATGGTAGCATATCTATTGGGCACAGTTGGCATGCGTCTTCCCCAAAGCCGGGAGAAGGCTACAGTCACGCCGATGCTCAATTTAAATTAAGTCAATCAATATTTCGCAAAGCATGCGATTACATAGGAATAGAAAGAGATTAAAATGTCAGATCAATTAAATGTTTACCTGTACAATGCAGAAGTGGTTAAAGTAGTAGATGGCGACACATTTAAGATTAATATAGATCTTGGATTTGAAGTTCATCTTGGGCCAAAAAGTGTAAGATTGTATGGGGTCAACGCTCCTGAAAGCCGCACTAAAAATCTTGAAGAAAAAAAGTTAGGGCTTGCCGCAAAAGAATTTACCGATCAATGGATTAAGAAGGCTAACAACTATGTAAAAATAGAAACTATCTTAGACAAGAATGAAAAATATGGTAGGATTCTTGCTAGAGTATGGAACGAAGCTGGAGAATGTCTTAACGCTGAAATCATTAAGGCTGGATTGGCTAGAGAGTATTTTGGTATAGGCGATAAAACATTTAAAGAATTCAAAAAATAAAATGAATTCATCGCTTAGACAAAAAATTAACGACTACTTAGAAAACTACGATCAAACCGCAATGCTTATGGATGGCTTTGATGAAGCTTTGATCGGTTTCTCTCAACGCATAAACGAACCTTTGTTGGCTGTTTATTCTTGGGAAAAGATGGTTGACGTATGCGTTAATAGAGATAGAATGTCTACCGAAGAAGCAGAGGAGTACATTAATTATAATTGTATTGGCGCATGGATTGGCGATCAAACCCCCATAATAGTTATGCCACTAGAATTAGATTAAACACAATGCAAACATTTCTTCCATACCCAGATCTTCGAAAATCAGTTGAAGTTTTAGATTATCGTAGGCTTGGAAAGCAACGTGTAGAAACTTTTCAAGTTTTAAATATTCTACTTGAGCGTACGCCCACAAAGGGTTGGCGAAATCATCCGGTAACATTAATGTGGAGAGGGTACGAAGCAGCTCTGCAGGTGTATCAAAATTACACTATTCAAGAATGGGTCAGCAGAGGATACAACAACACTATGCAATATGAGGACGTAGAGATTAACTCCGCAGTTATGCCCCCATGGTTTGGGCTAGAAGAACTTCATAGATCACATAGGTCTAATTTATTGCGTAAAGATTATGAATACTATTCTCAATACTTTGTTGAATCAATTGACCTAGAATATTACTGGCCAGTAAAAAGTGCGCACAATGCAAACTAAGATATTTCTATCGGGAGCCATTGAAGAGGTTGGCATATTTGCTCATGGTTGGAGAAATAAAGCGGTGAAGCTTCTAGCAGACAGAGGCTTTAAGGCTGTTAACCCAATGGATTACGCTCTTGAGGAGCAAGATTGTGAGCCAAAAGAAATTGTAAGCAAGAATATGTTCTTGCAAAAAAGTTGTGATTTGATTCTCGTTGAGTACACAATACCCAATAGGGCTTACATAGGTACTGACTTTGAAATGACTTGGGCATATATGAACAACCAACCTGTAGTAACTTTTGCAGACAAGAGTTATGTCAATAGGGTTTATTTGAATTTTTTGTCTACCAAAGTTGCATCTTCACTAGAAGATGCTGTAGAATATATATCTAATACATATCCATCAACTAAATAAAAAGGAACACAATGGTAGAGAATAAATTTAAATATTTTTCTGTAACAACTACGTCAATCGTAAAAGCGACAAACATTAAACAGGCAGAAAAAGTTGCCAGCAGTAATGGTAATTACGTTGCAGGAGTTTCTGGTGAAATTTTGTTTAAAGATGTTGAGGTGGAAAGAATTACAGCCATAAAAGCACGTGAGCAACAAACAAATAAATAATATTATTAATATTTACTTTAGAGTAGGACATAATGTCACAGCCAAAAATAATTGCTCAAATGGTAGGAAGAAATGAATCCAAAAAGTATCTTCTGCAAGTCTTGGAAAGATTAAAGAATCAAGTTGATGAGATAGTTTTTACTGACGATTGTTCGGAAGACAATACCATGGAGATAGCATCTAACTATGCTCATGTTTACAAGACTCCTAAGCCAATGTTCGTCGTCCATGAGGGTAGGTTGCGTAGATACGCTTGGTTGAATTTAGAAAACCATGCTTCTGATGGAGATTGGATTGTGGCGATCGACTGCGACGAAATGCTCTATAGCTCTTTGGACGCAACCAAAACTGATATAAAACAAATTCTAAATTCATCGTCCAAAGACGTAGTTAACGTTAGGTTTTATCATATGTGGAACGAGAATCAGTATAGAGTAGATAAGCTTTGGGCACCAAATGACAGTACTAGAATTTTTAGATTTGTTTCAGGGGGTTCTTTTAAGAACAAGGTTCTAGCTTGTGGGTCAGAACCAACTTACGTGCTAGATTGGCAAGGGCAAAAAAACTACTGGAAAGAATCCGGCTTACTTATGCAGCATCTTGGATACATAAAAGACGAAGATAAGATAGCAAAATACATAAGATATTCTCAGTTAGATGGGGGTAACTTTCATTCTTTAAATCATATTAATTCAATCATAGATGCAAACCCAGTTTTAATTAACTGGGGAAATTTTGGAATTTAAAGGAGCAAAATGAAAAATCACATACAAGCTTCAATAGAGCTAACAAAATTAATGAATGGAAAAGAAAAGTTTGCTTTTTTGAATATATCAAAATCTTCTATAGTTTCTTTGGGCAAAAAGAAATCAGACACAGGATCCGCTCAGTTTAACAAAGAGATTATTAGATCAATTAATTTAACAGATAAAAGAATCATGAAAAGTATTCCAGATTCTTTAGCGGATGAAGTTAAAGCCTCTAGCCATTCAAGCATTGGCCTTGTGGACGATGGTAGATTTTATACTCCAAATCTTTTTGAGTATTACTATGAATATAATAAAGAAGTATACAATAATATCTTTGATTTTTATATCAAGAATACAAACACGGCTGTAGTTTCTTTTCATGATAAAAAAACTATATATAAATTTATGGGTTTTAAGAGTAATGTAATTAATGTTCCGTTCAACAATTACTACTCAAGACTTGAAGATACATTTAAAAAGATAGCGGCTTTAGATGGACAAGTAGACTATTGTATAATGGATTGTTCTTCTTTGGGCCTGGCTTTGTCCAACTCAATTTGGAATAGATTGAATATGTCGATTATAGACCTTGGTAAAACTGTTAGTTTTTCAAAGATATATAATGCGGTTTAACTCAGATGCACGGCAAAAGACCAAATAAAGACGAAGATGACATTGATTTCTTAAAAGATCTATTGTTAGAAACGCAGCTGCCTATTTCTGATATAGCAGCAGAATTGGGTTGGACTGTACCTGAAGTTAATAAAAAAATTAATGCCATTGGTCTATCTTGGTTAAAAGATCGTCGCAAAAAAATGTCAAGAGGGCAAGCCGCCTTAACAGAAGTAATGAAAAAACTATTGCCTAAAGAAAAGATATTAAATGAATACCACATAGGCGACAAGTTGAAGCTAGATGTTTATTGCCCGAAGTATGCCCTAGCTGCAGAGTATCATGGTAGGCAACATTATTATTACACCAGTAGATTTTTTGATTCAAAATATGATTTTGAAGAAAGTGTTAAAAGAGATGAAAGAAAAGAATTGTGGTGCAAAGACAATGGTGTGGCATTAATAATATTTCGATATACCGATAGCCTTTCTGAGCAATCTGTTTTTGACAGACTCCTGGAATCAATAAGGTATAACCCTTATAAAGTTAAAGAAAAAATAAAAGATAACACAACTTCTTCTGAAGCTTATAAAATTTTAAAGAAGAAAAATTCAGACTATAAAAAAAGTGTTTATAGATCTATGAAAAAGAAAAACAAATAATGGCAGAAGCAGATAAAAAAACGGAAGAGAACATACCATTAGAGTATCAAATCTTTGCGCTGTCTTTAAGAAAAGAAAAAGCGATTTGCTATTTTAGGGAAAATCTTCCCGAAGAAATAGTTGGTTCTATACACGGAGAAAAAGGAATTAACGAATTCTACAAAGCTTTACTTGCATTTAACTCTGCAACTCAGCTTGATATCGTAGACCCAATAGCCTTTAAATCTTGGCTTCAAACAGAAACTAATATATACGAAGCTCTTGGTGGTGGAGTTGGCGTTGCAGTTATGATAGACCTTTTAATGTCTATTGAAATTTCGAATGAACAATCTGTTTTAGAACTAGTACGATATAAGGCTAACAAAAAAAAGCAAATAAATTATTTACAAGAACTACATTCTATAATTTCCAAAAAGGGTGAGAAAGACGAAGAAGATATATCTAGAATACAAATTCTTACTTCTGAAATAAGAGAATTAGAAAATCAAACAAGATATAATCCTTTAGATAAAATTACAACAGCAAACGAAATAGCGGACAGAGTTGATTCGCTTTTGGATATACCAAGTTTTTTGCCTACACAATTTAAGGCATTAAATAGGGCCATGGGCTATACTGATCAGGGCGGTTTTTTTAGAGGTTCAGTTCACGCCGTGATTGCCGCGTCAGGCAAGGGCAAGAGCACTTTTGTCAAATGCCTAGCTAACCATTGGCTTGATAACGGGTATAGAGTTCTGTATGTTAACTTTGAAGAAGCTATTGGTCACTGGGAAAGAATTCTTATGACTCAAATAATAGAAAAAAACGTATACCTAGAAGCGTCAAAGTGGTCAGACGAAGAAAAGAAAACAAATTTACAAAATTTTAAATCAAAACTTTTTGCATGGGGTGATAGATTAATGGTAAGACATGACCCAGATACACCATACTTTGAAGATCTAGAATTTTGGTTAAGAGACATCATAGGTCACAACGTGAACATGCCAGATGTACTAATAATAGACACGATCCAATCGATGTTTACCAGGGGTTCCGGTAAGGGTAAACCTCGTTGGGGGGAGTTTGAGGAAATGATGGTTAGGTTAGAAAAACTTGCAAGAGACATGAACTGCGCTCTTATAATAACTGCTCAAGAAAATGCCAATAGAATGAAAGAGAAACGTGAAGTTGTGCAGCAGTCTGACACTGGTGGTTCTTTGGCCATCCAACAAAAAAGTGCGGTGACAATTTTTATCACAGAAAAAAGATTAGCCACAGACGATGAAACGGAAGACGAAAACATAATGCAACTTCAAATCCCAAAGAATAGAATTACTGGTTCGGCTTTTTTGTATGATCCACCACTAGTTAAGTATGTAGATTATAAAAAAACATATGAAGATTATGATCCAGTGGTTGACAGTTCGTATAAATCTTCAACATCTTTATTAGATGATCTATTAAGCGGAAAGAATTTTTACTAATGAATACTATATCAGTGCAATCTTTAAAAGATTTTCAGTTATGCGAACGACTTTTTGATTATAGGCACCAACAAAAATTGCCAGAAAAAGTGTACTCGAGAGATATACATACGGAAAAATTTGAAGCAACTATTAAAAGTATAATATGTTTTTTCTTTTTTAAAAAACAAGGAGGAATAGTTCCATCTTACTCTTCTCTTTTAAATAGATGGGAAAAAATTTGGTTCCCCAAAAATGTTAATTCATACGATATATTTACAGAGCAGCACGAAACGGCCTATGGTAATGCTGCAAGTTTAACTTCTAGAGCGGCAGGAATTCTGTTGACTTTTCATGAAGAGTATGCCAATTCGCCGTACATACCTGTAGCCATAAGCGAAGACTACAATCTGCCAATAGGTAAGTTGAATTTACAGGATACTTTTGACATTATTCTTTATCATGACAAAAAGTATTATGTAACCAAATTTATATTTAACTATAAATATAGCAATAGAGATTTGTACCGTACAGATTTTTGCACTCTTTATAAAGCCTATTTAAATAGACATCCAAAAAGAATTGCGAATACTAAATTTGGTTTTATAGATCCTTTAAATCAAAATGTTGGATTCAATGAATTTCACATAAGAGACGAAGACCTCCAGTATTATGAGTATTGGTGTGATAAGATATTGAATACAGAAATATTAGTTCCTAAAAGAGGGCTTATACCTTATTGTAAGAAGTGTCCGTTTGACGAACCATGTTCAAACTGGAATGGTTGGAAAAAGGAGAATTAAAATGGGCAAAAGTATATTGGATGACATTCTGGTCAAAGAAAAAAACGTTTCGGCTATTGAAGAAGAAAACAAAATATTATTTTTGTTATTAGATGAAATAAATTTAATACTTGACGAATCAATTAGATCATTTGTGAGATCAATCTTAATTAGAAGCGGTATATTTTGGGAAATACCGTCGAGTTTTTCGGGTAAGTATCACCCGCAAGACGAAAGATGCAAGGGTGGCAACGCGCTGCATACCAAGAGAGTGGTTAGGATAGCTGCGTTAATGGGTAAATCTTATTCTCTTTCTCCAGAAGAAACGGACATAGTTATATCGGCATGTCTTCTACACGACGTATGCAAGGGCATAAATGATGATGGCGTAGGAGAATGTAGATATGATCCGATGCATCCATACACTGTAGGAAAGTTTATCACTAAATGCCAAGAGCAAGATAAGAAGTTTGCTAGTGAATCAGAATCTTCTACTTTGTTTTTATCGGAAGACATAGTTCAATCCATACTAAGATTAGTTAGGTGCCATCTTGGTCCCTGGTCTCCAGTGCCAGAAACTTATCCAATAACCTATTTGGATTATATAGTTCATCTATCGGATAACATAGCATCAAAGATGCATCTGATCATTGAAGATAGCGATTTGATTAATCCAAAATGGAGAAAAGATGAATCTGGAAAAAAGAATTAAGAAAAGATATTTTTTAATTAAAAATATAGAAAAGATAATTGCAGAATCAATTTACTATAGAAACAATAGTAAAAGCATTATTAATTCAGATAAAATAGTTATTGGCAATATAAATAATATCGAAAACAAAAAAGTTATCCTATGAAAATACCAAATGATAAAGAAAAATACCTGCGTTCTTGGCATTGGGTTGAGACGGCAAGATACGTGCCGTCGTTGTCGAGAATTATAAGAGATAAAAATGGTGAAGAGCCTAAGTTTATTTCTATATTTGATATAGAAGAATATAGGCGTCAACATAAGAATAACGGTTTGTATACATCTGTTTGGCATTACGATTCGGATCAAATTGATAAAGCTGTAAGATTGGGTTCTCTTTATTTTGATTTAGATAACCAAAATCCAGCGAAATCTTACGATGAATGCAAGATCTTGGTTGGTTATCTGCAGCAGTATATTCCCGAAAAGTCTTTGTTAATTTATTTTACTGGCAAGAAAGGTTTTCACATAGAGTGTGAAGCCATAGCTCTTGGTATTAATCCGTCAAACAACTTGCCTAACATATTTAGATATATAGCTACTAAAGTTAAGCAAAATCTAAAAATAGAATCAATAGACTTTAGCGTTTACGATGCAAGAAGAATGTGGCGCTTAGCCGGAAGCAAGCATCAAGAAACTGGTTTGTATAAAAACATTATACCAAAACAAATATTTGATTCTGGTTTTGATCAAATAAAAATATACTGTGAAACAGAAGGCGATAATAAGGTCCAAGATCAAGAGTTTAGCCTTAAAGCTAATGAATGGTTTAGGCAATTTACTTATGATATGGAGATAGATAAAAGTAAATCTTCAAACTTTCTTCAATATTTTGACAAGCACGGTTCTTCCGCTTTTAAAGAAATTGATTTAAATGAAAAAGAGTTTACTCCAAAAGAATTGTTAAAAAATTGCACCGCTATTGCAAGATTAATCAATCAAGCAAAAGAAAGCAAAATGCTCGAGCATGAAGCCAGATTGTTTCTTTGCTCCATACTTAGTTATAACGAAGATTCAATAAAATTTTTGTACGGCATACTGGGTTTGTGTGATGATTTTAATTACGAAAAATCAACAAGTCACATTAACGATTGGATCAAAAGAAGACAGCTAGGCATAGGTGGTAGGCCGTACACTTGCGATAGGGCCAATTCTGTTGGGGTGGGATGTGGCGATTGCCATCTAGAAAAAAAGAAAAAATGGATTACAGTTGGCAACAAATATATAGAAAGTTCTGAAGAGTTATCGCCATCCCCAGTAAGATTTGCATATAAAAAGGGAGATAAAAAAAATGCCAATTCAAGATGAAGATGATGTTATAGGCGTATGCACTGAGTGTAAATCAGACCAGCCAATGAGTTATATGTATAAAAGTGCCTTTGCGCAAGCGGGACTCAGCGTGCCATGCAAGTACTGTGGTGGTGTTGTAGCAATTGTTTACAGAGAAAATAGAGACGCTTCTTTGGATAGCTCTGATGATAAAAGAGGAATTTAATTAAAAATTTAATATGAAAAATTGGACCAATCTTCATAATCATACCGTTTATTCCATACTCGATGGGCATGGTAGTATAGAAAAGTATCTGGAAAGAGCTAAGGCTTTAGGTATGTTGGGTATTGCTACAACGGATCATGGCAATATACATTCTTGGTTAGATTTTTATGACGCTGGTCACGCAATTGGGGTTAAGCCAATATTGGGTTCTGAATTTTATCAAGCTAGAAAAACTAGATTTGATAGAGACGAAGAGGAAAGATCTGGTCCATCAAAGAATGAATGGGAACAAAGAGGCCCATATCATATAACCATATTGGCCAAGAACAATATAGGCTACCACAATCTTATCAAGATGTCTTCTGGGGCTTTCACCGAGGGGTATTATGTCAAGCCAAGAGTTGATCACGATTTGATACAGCAGTACTCAGAGGGGATTATTATCCTATCTGGCTGTCTGAACGGAGAAGTGTCTCAAGCGCTGCTTAGAAACGATTACAGCACGGCATTAAAGCATGCTGCAACCATGCAGGGTATTGTCGGTAAAGAAAACTACTTTATAGAAATACAAAATCATGGTATAGAAGAACAGTTAAAGATTATTCCTGATTTAATTAAGATAGCAAATGCGATTGGAGCTAAGATTGTACCTTCCGGGGACTGCCATTATGTGCATCAGCACGACTCTCACTCTCACGACGTCATGCTCTGTGTCGCTACTAATGCTAACATTAATACTCCTGGTAGATTTTCTTTTTCTGGAGACAAGTTTTATCTCCAGTCTTATGATGAAATGTCTTCTGTGTTTTCTGATGAATGGTTGAAAAATACAATGCACGTCAACGATATGATAGACGTTAATCTAAATTTTGGAGAAATACATTTTCCAGATTTTCCTATACCCACAAAAGAAACTTCAGCTCAATACTTTGAAAGATTGGCTTGGGATGGATTGAGGAAAAGATATGGCGATATTATCCCAGCAAATATAATTGAACGAGCAAATTATGAGATGAGAGTAGTAAAAGAAATGGGATTCTCTGAATATTTTCTAGTTGTTTCCGACTTGGTTAAATGGGCAAAGGATAATAAAATCAGAGTTGGTTGGGGTAGAGGTTCAGCTGCTGGCAGTATTTTGTCTTACGCATTTGATATAACTAATTTAGATCCAATTAGATTTGGTTTAATGTTTGAAAGATTTTTGGTAGAAGGAAGAAAATCAATGCCAGATATCGATTTAGATTTTGATGATAGGCACAGAGATAGAGTTATAGAATACGCAAAGTCAAAATATGGAGACGATAGAGTGGCTCATATTTGTACTTTCAATAGAACTGGGGCTAGACAGTCGTTGCGCGATTCGGCTAGAGCGCTTGGTTACGATTTTATATCTGGCGATAAAATAGCAAAGCTTGTACCAACTCCTATATTGGGTGTTACGAAAAGTTTAACGGAGTGCATGGATGATCATGAGTTTAAAAAAGAATATTCTTCCAGCAGTGATTCAAAGCGTATAGTAGACACTGCTTTTGGGCTAGAGGGTCTAGTGAGACAGACTGGTATACACGCAGCTGGCGTAGTTATATCCAAGGGTCCATTGACAGATTACTTGCCGGTCATGAAGAAGGGGGCAGACGCCCCAACCGTTACGCAGTGGGACATGGGTGGGGTAGAGCAGTGCGGGCTGTTAAAAATTGATTTCCTAGGTTTAAGAAATCTTGGTGTAATAGATTCTTGTTTGAGTCTAATAGAAAAAAATAGAAAAAAAATTATTGATGTAGAACTAATACCATTAGATGATTCAAAAACTTATCACGATTTATCTAAAGGATTCTCCGCTGGAGTTTTTCAACTAGAATCATCTGGCATGAGACAGTTGATGGTCCAGATGCAGCCGCAATCCATAGAAGATATAATGGCCTTGATATCGCTTTATAGACCTGGTCCAATGGGTTCTGGCATGGACAAATTATATATGGATAGAAAAAATGGTAAATCAAAAACATCGTACGACCATCCTAAGCTAGAAAAAGTTCTTGGACCATCCCTTGGCATTATGTTGTACCAGGAAGATGTTCTTGGTGTAGCAAGAGAGTTGGCTGGCTTTACATCCGCAGAAGCCGACGATTTACGTAAGGCCATTGGCAAAAAACAAATGGAAAAAATTTATTTATTTAGGAAAAAATTTGTAGATGGTTGTATTAAAAACTCAGATATGTCGCAGGAAAAAGCTAATAAAATTTATTCAGACATAGAATACTTTGGAGGTTACGGATTTAATAGAGCTCATGCTGCCAGCTACGCTATGATTTCATATACGACCGCCTATCTTAAGTCGAATTTTACAGTTGAATACATGGCAGCTTTGATGACTTCAGTTGTTGGCAACAAAGATAAGCAGGCACTGTATCTTTCCGAATGCAGAAAAATAAATATAGAAGTTCTTCCTCCTTCTGTTAATTATTCAGGTGTTGATTTTGACGTTATTGATAATGCTTCAATAATTTTTGGTCTATCAGCGATAAACGGAATAGGCTTGTCTATAGCTCACTCCGTTGTTAATTGTAGGGAAAACGGTAATCCCTATACTTCTTTGTATGATTTCTATAGAAGATGCGATCCTTCAATCTTAAAAAAGTCTACCTTAGAGAATTTAGCTTTCTCTGGCGCTCTTGATGAGTTAATAGAAGATCAAGATATAGATTTAAGTAGAAGAATTGAATTAGAAGTTTTAGAAAAGGAAAGAGAACAGCTTGGAATTTATGTAACTAATCACCCAATTCTTGGCATATGGGACGTATTAAAAAATCAAATTACACATGAGATAATAGACTTAGCGGATTGTCAGCCCGGATCTTTGGTCAAAGTTGGCGGTATCATAGTCTCTAATAAAAAAATGACCACCAAAAAAGGTCAGAAAATGTACAAGCTTGAGATAGAAGATATAAGTTCTAGTGTAGAGGTTATAATTTTCCCCAAGAATGCAAAAGATATAGATGATAATTATTTTAATTCTGGAGATATATTTATTTTTAATGCTTTCTTAAACAAAGAAATTGACGAAGAGAATTCTGTTGTTAAATTATTTTATAATTCAGCTGAAAAAATAGACTCTAAAATATTTTCTGGTGGTAAACCTATTATTTTTAAAGTAAAGAATGATTTATCTCAAAATACTTTTGAAAAAATATACAACATACTATCAACAGAAAAGGGTAATAGACCAGTATTTTTAGAAATTAATGATAAAAACCAAAAATTTGTTTACAAATTTGATATACTTGTGTCAGGAAAGAATTTAGATTCAGTTAATAAAATATTAGAATTGGAGATATAAGTGTCGTTGCCCGGGACCCATCAAAACCCATCACATAAACAATGTTGGACATATTGCACATCTTGCAGCAGATGCGCAGACAAGGGTAGGTATACTGCATGCAATGGTTGTAGTGGTCGATTTGATCCGAAAGGTGTTATAGATGTTAACAACGATGATTTTTGTGATTGCAAAAATGGCAATCTTCGTTGGACACCTAAAAGTGGTGGTAAAAGTTTTATAGTTAAATTTAAAAGCAATCCGTTTAAAGGGCAAGTTAAGTACGAAAAAAAATCAAAAGATGAAAGAGATTGGGATTCATACGTAAAAGATATGAGAGAAAAAATGAACGACCCAAACTGGAATCCAATAACTGTAGTGGAGGAAGATTAAATGTCAAAACAAGAATCTGGAAGAATGCTATTAAACAATTCAACTTTAATAGAATATGAAAATGCAATTGAAGGTAATACTTTTTTCCTACAATTAGGCATAGCTGGTTTTTATGCAAGCGAATCAGAGCTGCATGATTTGTATAGTTTGTTGAACTATTATTACAATATGGACGCTGTGAATGACACAGTAATATCTTTAGCTTAGGAGTTAATATGGGTTGGCCAAATATTGAAGATGACTTTATGGAATACGGCGATACTGGATGGGTATCGGCTGGCAATAATACATTTATTAATGTAAAAACTGGAAATTATATAGACGAAAAAGGCATAGAGTACGATGCGGACGGTGTGTTCGTACAGGAACATGATCGAGAAGAAGGGTAAGAAAAAATGTCTATACTTATACGAGCAATAGAAGAGTTAGACCCATTAGAGAAACTCGCCCTTGTAGATTTTTCCTACTCAAGGATAGACACATACATGCAGTGTCATTCTAAATATTTTTATTCTTACATACAAAAAGAACCCAGGTTGTTTGGCGAAGCTGCAACACTGCGGAAATATAGTTCACGCTGTCTTAGAAAAAGTAGTAGACAAAGAGAGGCAGCTTGATCATCAGGAAATGATCGATGAATTTGATTCAAATCAAAACAAACTGGATCCTGATAACAAAATATCTCAAGAATTAATATCAGTTGGCAAAAATATTATCAATGAATTTTATGATCAAAATTTAAATACAAAATTTGACGTTTACGACAAAGAACATGCCTTTAGTTTTATTATAGGTAATTATAAAATGATTGGTTTTATAGATAGAATAGATGTGATTGGCGATAGGGTTAATATAATTGATTACAAGACTGGCAAATGGGAAGTCTCACAAAAAGGAATATCAGAAAACTTACAGTTAGGGATATATGCATTAGCTGCATCTATAGCGATGCCCGAAAAAGAAGTATACGCGGAGCTTCACTATTTAAGATCTGGGAAAAGAAAAGGTCATTTATTTTCTAAAGAAGATTTAGAAAATGTAAAAATAAGATTGTTATCTTTAATTAAACAAATTGTCAACGATACATCTTTTGCCGCTACCTCAAACGTCAGAGCCTGTTCTTATTGCGATCATGCTAAATCTGGCGAGTGTGGTGTTGGCGTGTTTAGAAACAAGAAGCCTAAATGGCAGGCATAAGATAAATTTGGTACAACAAAAAACCCCCCATCAGACGAATCCGATGAGGGGAATTAAGTTTAATTATTAGAATGTAGCTTCAGCGGTCAGCTCGAAGTCGGTGCCGTCAAACTCGGTTACAAGCTTGATTGCTTCTTCGTGGTTAAGGCCGTAGTTGCCCACCAAGGCGTCAATAGCCTCTTCGTTTGCTGCCTGATGCATACTGTCTAATATATTTCTTAGTGTTGTTGTGTTTGTCATAGCTACCATTATACCTTCTCTTTTTACGTTTGCAACAGTTTGTTGCTTGTTTTTTTTATTTATTTAAAGTATAATATACTCAGTGCATATCGCAGGATAGAGGTTACAGTATGAAGAGTGTGGTTGTCAAGTCAAAAGATTTTTTTATTTCTAGGTCTAAGATAAAAAAACATCCAGATTTTAAAAAAATAAATGGTGATAAAATTGCAGAAGAAATTGTAACAGATGAAATTAAAAGGCCACCCAGAAACGGCAATGCATATAAGCATACAAAAACTGGATACAGAAAAGATATAGATATAAATGTAAGATCTAATTGGGAGGCAAATTTTATTCGCATTCTAAATGCCTACAAAATTAAATACGAATTTGAACCTACTGTTTTTTCTTTTCCAATCAAAAGGGGCGTTAAGGGTTACACGCCAGATTTTTACTTGCCTTTAACCGATGAATGGGTTGAGATTAAAGGCTATCTAGATCCAAAAAGTAAAACAAAAATAAAAAGATTTAAAAGGTATTACCCAAAAGAATTTGAAAATTTTACGTGTATCGTTAGTAAGTACGCTAAAGAAGCGGTACTTTTTTTAAATGAACTAGGCGTACCTAATATAATTTATTATGAAGATATAAGGTCTGAATATTCAGAGGATATAATTTACTGGGAAGGAAAATAATGGCAGCTTATAAAGAACAATATTATACTTTGGAAGAAAGCGAGATGCAAGATCTCATTGCCAAAGCTAAGGCCGGCAGCACAACGGCAAAAAACGAATTGCTTAAAGTGTTTAATAACTTTTTAAGTAAGTACGTTGCGCTTCTATATCACGGCAGATACAATTTGTCTGATTATGATATAAGAAGATTCATTGGTTTGTTTGTTAAAAATTCTTACACTCGTTTAGCTTTAATGAAAAATAAATTAACCAAAGTAGATCACAAAGAAATTTCAGAAATAATGAGCCGGCATAATATACATGACTAAAAGGTATGGTGACGAAGAAGACATAAGGCAGACGATAGATATAACCTTTTTTCAGTGTATAGCAAGGTATGAAAAAAAGGAATCAACTAAAGGGCCAATACCATTTAGTCGGATTTTTATATAGTTATTTCTTTTATCTGTTGAAAAAAAATGTTGATACTTTTTTGATAAATCAACTAGGAAGAAAAACATTTCCACTAATAGATGACGATGCAGATACTGATCCGGAAAGTGAAAATTTTCAAGCTGGCTTTAAAGCAGCACCAAATGAAAATGATTTAGAGTTAATCTTATCGGTAGAAGATATAGATGAAGCTTGGGTTGCAGGAGAAAATAATGGTCCCGTTTTTGATAGATTGACTATACAGGAAAGACAGCTGATAAAATGGAGATACGTAGATGGAAAAAGGTCCAGTGAAATATCGTTAAAAATTAACGAACATCCGAATACGGTTAGAGAACATTTGAAGGAAATAAAACAAAAGTTAGTTGAAATAATTACAGAAGATGAAGATTTAAAACCAATGATAAAACAATTCAAGACAATTAAAAAGGATAAAAAATGAATGATCAAAACCTAGAAAAATTACAGCAGTTGCTTTCAGATTTTCTTGGACCACAAATTCAAGAAGTAATTAACTCATATATTGACGCGACTAAGGGCAGTAAATACTTCATAGAGATACCAGATGAAGACACGGTTGATTTGGGGATTGAGAACATGGCGTCATTAGTCGCAAAAACTTCAAACGTTTATGGTAGAGCGGCGAGATTTGCTGGAATGGCTAGAGCTAATTATAAAATAATGGAAGGTAAGTATAAGAAAAAATATAAGTCTTCTAGGGTTGGCAAGAATGAAGCGGAAAGAGAAGCTGCAGCAATGGAGGCCGCCGAAGACGAATACTCTGCGCTAATAACCTGCGAGGCCGTACTCAGCCTTGCTGAATCCATGGAAAGCTCTGCGAGAATAGCTTCAGAGTCTTCTAGGAAGCTAATGGACAAAGTCCAGTCGATGCAAATAGCTGCCTTCAGAGAGACCAAAGGGCATTATCAAGAAAGTGATTTTACTACTTACTAAAGGAGAACTTTATGTTCATAGCGCATTACAAAGCAGTTAATAAGGCAAAAGAATTTTATTCCGATAGAAGAAACAAACTAGATTTTCCAACTCAGGTTGAATATAAAAAAGAAAAGTATTTATTATCAACTACTTATATAGTTTCTAGTGACGGACAAGAAAAAATGATTAAAGATATGGCTATTAAATTAAACGTTGACCATAGTGTTAAGTTGGATTAATGAACTTTGAAGTTTTTTGTGACGGAGCATCAAGAGGTCAAGGTCAAAAAAAAATTGGAGAAGCAGCTTGTTCTGTCGTTGCTTATAAAAATAGAAAAAAAATAGCTCAATTTTCTAGAGGTCTTGGGCCAAGAACAAACAATGAAGCAGAATATGAAGCGGTTATAGCGGGGCTTCTTATATCTGCAATGGCTGATTTGGTTGATCCGATTATCTATACTGATTCCGCCGTTGTCGCAAATCAAATAAATGGAAAATGGGAATGCAAAAATAGATTATTAATACCGCTACTCATGACAATTGAAGAAATAAAATTAGAATATAATTTTAGAATTGTTCAAGTGCCGAGAGCTTTTGTTTGGGAGCCTGACGCTTTGGCTAATGCATTTTTAGATGAGTTAGCAATTAGAAACCAAAAAATACAATAGTTATCTGATATAATAATGGTATGAAAAACTTTATAGAAGGTTCGCCCATAATCATAGGCTTAGCGGGCAAGGCTGGCAGTGGTAAGACATCTGTAGCGGAAGCCATAGTGCCCAAGGGTTCTTTCGACGCGAACATATACGGTATGAAGTGGGATCATATTTTTTATGCTTTACCACTGTACGAGATGGCTTCAATCAAAATAAATATTATGGGCGATAACGCAGAGTCAAGAAAGCTACACGCTATTCATAATGTTTTGTACGAAATTTACGGGGGCTCACCCCTGGGTAAAATGCCACACTACTATTCTTTCGTAGATAAAGTTAAAGCAATATACGAACTTCCAATTAGCCAAGAGGGAACAAAGCCTAGGACTTTTTTGCAAATTGCTGGAGATATTTGTAGAGAGTACGATCCAAAGTGTTTTGCTAGTTGGGCAATATCTAAATCTAATTCATTGTATAGACAATACGCTAAAGAGTCTAATCAATTAGATTCAGAAAATTCTTTAAAGCATATGTGTGTTTTGATTTCTGATGTTAGATACCCAGACGAAGCAAATGAAATACTTAAGCAAAAGAACGGAGTACTTATATCTTTTGACGCGGACGAATCAATCCTTAATGAAAGAATTATGAAAAGAGACGGTAAGCTAATGAGTAGCGAACAGTTAAGGCATAGTTCGGAAAGCAATATTGATGAGATAAAGAGTATTTCTTCTGCTATAATTAATACAAACAATATGACCATAGAAGAACAAGTAGAGGCAACGCTAAGTAGTCTCGGAATAGGAAGCAAAGCAAATGCCTAAGATTAATAAAACACCTTTAGAATCATCTTCGTTTGATTCTCCAATAGACAATGTAGTTAGCGTTATACCTGGCGAGTTGTCTTTAACCACATCCCCAGTCTTTATTTGTGGGGTTAATAGAAAAATTAATATTGGCAATTTTGAAAATATTGATGTTTATGCTGCCGTTACAATCCCCCTGCCAAACGTTTCTTATGAGAACCAAGCAGCGCTTAGATCCGCCATAGAAGAGGCGGCAGTATATGGTTTTTCTATTGTTTCTAAGGAAACTGGCGATAGGTATTCTTTAATAAAAGAGTCCCAACAAGGTAATAAACAATAATTGATTTGCAAGCTGCAAATATATAATATATAATATTACTATTATCCATACAATCTAAAAATAGAGGTAAAGATGAGTAAGTTAATTAATAAGTTAATTAATAAAATTAAGGCAATTTTTTCTGCAAACGCAATTGAAATACAAGTAGCAAAAGCAGCCGTAACAAAAGCCGCTAAATCTGTGGCTACTCAAGCCGCCAAAGAAGATATTGTTGGCGAAGTAAAAAAGGCTGTGGCCAAAAAAGCATCTGCAAAAAAAGCACCTGCAAAAAAAGCACCAAAATAAAAATGTCTTTAGCTAAGTTTAGAAAAGTATCTAAAGGTAACTCAGCCCCAGTTAATCCGCCAAAAGAACCAGTTAAAGAAAACAATAAATAATTTTCATAATGAAAACAAAAATTTATATTTCTGGCCCAAGAATGGGGACCAATAATTCAATGAATGGTGTCATCATGCCAACAAAGCAATCCGCTAAGAGTAAACTTAAAATGCACAAAATGAAAAATGGAAAAATGATGGCTGATAAAGATATGAAGCCAGCTAAGAAAAAGTCAAGTAAGAAAATTTCAAAAAAGAAAAAGATGGGATACTAATATGGCAACAAAAAAGAAAGCTCCAGCAAAAAAAGCAGGCGCAAAAACTTCTGGTATGACACCAGCTCAAAAAAAATTACCTCCTTTTATTCAAGCAGCAATTGCTAAGAAAAAGAAGAAGAAGTAATATAATTTTTTACTAAAAATATAATATAAAATTATCTTCATCCGTTTATGAGGTGGAGATAATTTTATATGTGTTACTATATGTATAACATAGTTTATAGGAGATAAAAATGGCGAAAGTTGCTTGGGATTATATTGTTCCGATTAAGATGCCAGCCGACTTAAAGGGAGTTACGCCTGGAAAACTGCCTGACTCACTTCTTCGACCGATTAAAACCGGCGGAAAACTCCACTGGCGAGCCGCAGATGCATGGAACGCAATGGTCGCCAAAGCCGCAGCAGACGGGCTTGTCCTCAAGCCCACTTCATCGGGCGACGTCTATCGCGAATACGAAATGCAAAAAAGAGGATTTTTGCAAAGATACCAACTTCAACCAATCAAAGGTTCAAGCACCAAGACATTTGAAGG